TGGAAGCAATGTCGTTGCCAAGGTTGTCGTTCTGTGCTTCAAGAGCCTCTTCAAGAGGGCCGATCACCGAGTAGTTGCAGTAATAACCGTAGTTGTTACCCGTGTTGTACGAAGGTGATGGAACCGGAGCCTTGAAGTTGGTGAACGTAGCCGCACGTCGCCACTTACGGATGAGATCCGTAGAAGTAATTGCCGTGTAGGTGCATGCCCAGTTCTGCCATGCTGGAAAACCACCACTCGTACTTGAAGAAATGTTTCCTGCGCCAGCGGTAAAGCCAGCAGGATTGCCACCTTCAAAGCCACCGTTTGCAGTGGTAGTACCGGGGTAGCAAAGCCAATAAGGAACACCGTACATCTGCTGGTTGTCAGTAGAGTTTGTTGGCTTATTCCAGAAACGAGTTTCCATGTGCTTTGCCAAGTCAATCATTGCGTCATTACGACGAATGCGAACAAGGTCAACAATTTCAGCCGGTGCGCGGTTCATTGCTACTTCACGACGCTCAATGGCGTAGTTGGTAGTAACGTGACGCCACGGAATGTTCGCGGTCTGCATAACGTCAGAAACGTTTATAGAATCAGTTGCGTACAGTTCGGTGTCCTTAGCGGCACCGCTTGTTGCAACAGCCACGTTCCACTGAATGCCGTAACCACTCTGGAACGAAACCTTCTCGCGCTGAAGCAGCATGGGAAGAGCAACGTGTTCCTGAAGGGTGTACGAAATATCACTCCACTTCATACGACCAAGATCGCGCTGTGTCGTCTTGATCAAGTCTGCAATGTCATCCGCCTGTAGATAGGCCATGATGTTCTCCTAAATTACGATCCGGACATACGATCACGCATCATCGCGGACACGCTGGCAATAGCCTTTTCACGCCCAGTAACTGGACGCTTGCCGTTGTTTGCCGGACGGGCAATCAACTGCGACTCTCGCTGCTTGACCTTTGAAACTAGTGACCGCTGTTCCATCTGTTTTACTTTGCTGCCGAAAACGCTTCGGACAGCCTGATCAAACGCTTCGCTAGAATCTGGAATCCGCTTCTTTGCGGACTTTGCCAACTCGCGAATACGCTGCATTTCCGATACAACAACAGCACGCGCCTTGTACTCCTCTGACCGGGGTGAAAGGGAGTGAGATGGGCCGTCGCCGAAAACATCGACGTAGTCCTCACCTAACTTTGCAATCATGTAGTCAGCCTCGTCAGGGCGTGAAGTTGAACCAGACTCTGAAGGTCGCGCACGCACCTTGTCGAGTTCTGCTTTCAACGCCTTGATTGCCTTGATAGCCGACGGATCAATCGCGTCGTCGGGATCAAGTTCAGTCAATGCGTCGTACTCGGAACTTGGACTTTCGTCCGCATCAGCATTTCTGCTGGAAGTTGGGTTGATGCTTTCCGTGGTTGCTTGCCGCTGTAAAGCAGCAATCACGCTTCGGAGCGCACCAGTATCTTTAATCCCCTCAATTTCATCGTCGTTCATACCAAGACCTTTTGCACGCTTTGCAAGATCTTGAATGACACTTGAATCTGATTCGTCAACCAGATTCGTGACAACAGGCTTTGGCGTAGGACTCTTCTCCGCAGAAATAACATCGAACTGACTTGAATCTGGCTCGTCGAAATCCAATGGATCCGGACGGCTCTTGTCGTTCAACTGTTCGCGAGTTGGGAAAGAATCACTTTCACCAGCATCGAATGGGGGAATGAAGTTTTCGGTTTCTTCGTTAGTCGCCATAGCCTGCGTTCCTATCAATAAAGCCACGCGCTGCAAGATACCGCTTACGGTGCGTTCGGTCAGTAAAAATCGCTTGACCAGTTCGCTGGTCAAACTGTGTCGGCACCCCGATTGACTCGGAATGCTGGTATGCCTCGCCTGCTTGGTCAGGGTGAACGCCTGCGGCATCAGACCGCATCGGCCACGCCCCAGCCCTGACTACTTCGACACCGGAATGCTCCGCAACCATGTCGCGGATGAGGGTCTTGCCCTCATGTTCCAGTTTGCCTTCCTTTTCACGGGAAAGCATGTCGGAGATAGTCATTACTACTTCGACCAAACACATATTTTCGTCACGATAGAGATATGTAGGCATTTTACTGTGGCTGTCCCTGATTTGCCATCGCCATCAGGTTTCGCATTGATTCTTGATCGTTACCCTGACGGGTAGCGCCGGATACGTTTTCACGGACGGTTGTTCTAGAAGTGACCGGGGATTGAAGCGGTCGATCCCCACCACCACCGCCAGCAGCCTGCTGCATGGCTTGCATTTCTTCTGGAGGAATGCGCTCAAGCATGCGCTCCAGTTCTGGAAGGTTTGAATACTGAGCCATCAGTTTCATGAACTCATCCATGTTGACCGAGATACCCCGCTGCTGCAACTGCGGCGTCATTGGGATAATGAACTGTGTCATCATCTGTGAGATCGTCGCCAAGCGTTCGGTGGGCGTCCTGCTCTGCATGGAGTATGGAGCAATCTCCACCATGTAGTCAAGCAGATCGCCCTCGCGAATGTCCTGAGAGAACTCAACCGGAATGGTGAAGTCTGTGCCGGTGACGGTCTTGACAACCTTGGGAACCATCACAGGATCGTTCCACAGATAGTCGGCAAGACTTTCAATGACTGACTTCACTGCCGTTGTGGTTCGATCTTGCATGTCGGCAATCAACATGTTGGCAGAACGCTGAATCAGCGATTCTTGTCCGACGGTGTTTGCCTGACGACCAAGACCACCAAGAGCATCAAGATTACCGCCAAGGTATACAAATAGATCCTTGAGTTGTAAGAGGAATGCAATGCTTGCAGGATCAGCACCGCCATAGCGAGCCTCGCGAGTGGCTTGGGGATTGTCCGCACGAATAGTGTCTCCATCGTTTGATTGAATCAAACGACGTCCATCTTCTTCTGCGCCGCTAGAAACAATGGTTACCGTCTTTTGACGATCAGCCTGACGCATGATCTTTCGGAACACACGATTCGACGCATCATGCAGGTCAAGCATTGCCTGTGCAGGTGGCAATGGCATCAAGTTTCCGGGAACGTCACCAAAGGACAAGATGTGGTACGGCCCATTCTCCGGCCCATCCCAATCCATTACCCTCAAGATCTTCCCACCATTAATTCCATTCTGATCCGTCACCTGAATTGTCACCAGCAGATTGTCATACGGAAGCCACAGATCCCACAGTTCAATCACTTCCATGTATCCACGCTCAGGATTCCATGATCCACCTGTTTGGAGAATCGAAACCTTTTCATCACCACCATCGTTGTAATCAGTGATGAGAGATGGAGTCAGTTCTTGATCGCCAAAGATCTTCATCTCTTTAGCAGCCTCATACGGCAGTGTGTATCGGTTTCCAACATACTGACATAGATCCCAACTCTTCGCGTTCATGTCGAACACAAAGTCGTCAAAGTCAACTACGTCAGCGAATGGAAGACCGGAGTCATGAACATAGCCCTCGATGTCTGATTGGTTTCCGGGAGAAATACCAACCTTCATGACACCGATAGAGAACATTGCATCAATGACCCAGCGGGATATTGACGACTCAAGATTAATTTCCTTGATCAGCCAATTCAAAGCAAGTTCAAAGTCTGCTGCTGTTGGCGCCAGACTCTGGTCACGCGCAACAATCAATGCCTGTGGCGCACGCGCTGCAACTTGACGGCGATAAATGTTTACCGCCATCTGCATCAAATTCAATGGCACCTTTTCACTGGCGCCAAGTTCACCGTAGTTACTTCCAACGTATGCCCGTACAGCAGCCAAACGCTGCTCACGAAACGGCTGCATTCGGTTGCGAGAAAACTGCACAGATTCAAGAAGGCGACTTGCCTGCTTGTCGTCAAGAGTGAGATTACGTTTCTTCTTTGCCATTACCACTCCAACTGCTTTAATTTTCGCTGAGAGGCTTGTAACCGTCTCCATGCAAGAGTACCAACTTGCATGTCGTTGCTTGATAATTTCTGCGCTGTCTTGCCGCGCATGCCCTTCCAACAAAGGGCGTCGGCAGTTGGTCGGTCACCATGATTTTCTCTTGCTCCGGACGGATCCGGAGTTGCCATGCTTCGTCCATGCACTACCCAACCCCCATCCGTATACACAATTTCCTTGCATTCCCTCAAAGAATCTGCTGACTTATTGACGAACTCAGCCTCGTTGAGCGCCCGGCGGTATTCGCCGTAGACGGCTCGTTTCTCGTCTTTGGTTGGCCACCACCCCGGCACATTCCCGGTTTTGGAGTTCAAAGCCAGTTCGTTCTTGCGGAAATAGACGTTCCGGTAGCCAGCCTTCATGACGACGTCACCAAAGTTACGACCGGGACCGGGCGCTTCCCAAATCATAAACGCCTCCTTCCCCATCCCCTTAAACCACCTACCCAACGCCACAGCCAGCCGACCCAGTTCGTCCGGTCTGATCTTCGGATCCACATACTCACCCACCTTCTCCCCCGTCAGGCAATCCCCAATCGTGATCGCGCTATTGCTAGCGCCCGTTCCAGTAGCAATGTCTACCCCAATCGCATAGTTCCGATCCGTTGGCAGCACCAACCCAAGTGTCGGATTAATCCACAATTTCAACCGCCCATTCCCAGTAGCAACAAAATCAATCGGCTCAAACGTGTTCGGGTCAAACACAAGATTTCCACGGCAGAGGGCGGGGGTTGCCTTGGCTACCAATCGGTCAATCATTGCAGCATCGAAGAACAAGTAATCGCTGCCAGCGAAGTCAATGTCCAACTCCTGAGCAACTTCAGTTGAGTTAGCGCAGCGCAAGCACTCCTTGTCGTACCAAGGGCTGCGCACCTTGCCAGTGGTGTCCGTGTACAAGCCAATGGCTTTCATAGGGTGCCTCGACCAATGCATGCGCACCTGCTTCATGTCCGGCTTCTGAGCAAGATCATAAAAAGCATTCGCACTACCATTGGGCGTCGAGTTAAAGATGCGGCACTTCGTTGCGTCGCGCGTTGCACTCAAAGCGCGGTACCCGTCGCTCGACTCAAACGCAGCAAACTCATCAAGCATGATGGCGGTACGTCGGTCACCGCGTGCGACGTCGCCGGTCGTGGACTCGCCGTCAATGCTCGACCCATTGTCATCATTCGACATGCGCAACCGTGTACGGGTCATGTTCGGTAGCAACCAACCCGGCATGTTCTTATGCAAGAAGTCAAACTTCCAGAACAGACTCTTGGGGTTGCCAGCCTTGTCTACATAGTCCTCATTACGACTGACGCATAGAAAACTCTGTCCATGCATAAAGCGCCATCGATGCTGAAACACCGACAGGATCAGCCATGATGCACCCATGTCGCGGCTCTTCGCCAGCAAGATGTCTTCGCCCTTGTCCAACGAATCAATGATCGAAGTAATCGCCTCATCCTGAAACGGATAGGTAATAAACGGAATCGTTGACACCTTCAATCGCGGGTCATACGTCCAGCAAAACGAATTGATATAGAACAACGGATCATCGGCGCACATCTTCAACAGCGCCGACTTCTCCTTCGCACCTTGATTCCCAAATGCAATCAACTCGCTACGGAAAGCAAGGTTCGCAATTTGATCTTTGGGAACAAGGTGAATGTGCGGGTAGTTCATTCTTGCAATTCATCAAACGTCGGCTCGGCATCCTCAAGACTCATTGCACGAACAAAGATCGGAGTCCCATGCCCGACCCATGCACCAATGACATGCAACTCAAAGTACTCCTCTGCCTCATCCTCATCCATGCCATCCTCCATCAACACCTTGATGCAGATGTCGCGGTCATACACCGCGTAGTGGCGACTAAACTGTTGGCCGATCCCAATGAACGCCTTCTCAAAGCCATCAGCAAGCATGATCTTGTCGCTCATCTCAACCCTCCCCTTCATACAGAATCCGTTCCATTTCCTTTCGACGACACTCATTCAACAACACATGCTGACGTTCAATCTCAGCACGCATCCATGTCTGCTCACGCATCTCCTTCGCCAACTCCGTGCGCAGGTGCATGATCTCGTCCTTGCATTCCGATAGGAGAACCTCCGCTTGTTTACAACGAGGTGACGTAAACCGTTCAACCTTCTCGACAATGTCCAAGTCGATCTCCTGTATCTCAAAGATACTCATATTCTGATTGACCCACCCCCAATCAAGCAATCGTTTCTTCGCTGTCATTTGCCTCTCCATTCACCTTTTCACTAATCGCCCGTACACGCTCAATCAATTCCAACACCGCAGAGCCATCGTCCGACAGCCGCTCCGATGCCTCCAACTGCTGCTTGCTCGGCATCATCTTCGCCCAGATCTGTCCCCAGAACTGCGCCTCGTTCTGGTTACTCCTCCGCGCCCACGACAACATGCTCCACGCCTCCATACTCGGAGCGTCCTCTGCACTCGGATTGTCAACCATCATCTGCTTCGCCACCCACTCCACCGTCCTCGTAATCGAACAAGTCCGGTCAGCAAACACCTCACGGTTCACACGCTCAAGCCCTGAGTCCGGCGTGCCGGACTTTTCTGGTGCTTCACCTGTACTCACAGTCTCTCTCTCAACCACAGCGACAGAGCCACTCGTCACCTCGTCAAACGCCTGACCCCACGCCTCCGGTGCAGCCATCCCACCTGCCTTCAACGCCTCACGACGCTCCACAAACGCAGCCCATAGCCCACGCTCCACAAGTTCAGAACGCTGCGCCACCTTGTTTTTACGATGACGAAACTGACCTTCGGGTACATGTGCCATAGCAATCAACGCTACCACAAGTTGATATGGGGTGTGGTGAGAGGGGGTATATCTTGCGCAATGACCGTGCCGGGCATTGCGGTTTGATTTTCGCGGGTTGCGCCATGTGCGCGTGCATCGGGCGCTCGGCGCGTGCATCGGGCGCGTTCCACCGACACGCGACACGCGAGCGGCGGCAGCGCGGCGGGGGCGGCGAGGGCAGCGCCGGGGCGGCGGCGTGCGACTAAAGAGAGGAACGCGCGTGCGCGTGCGGGTTGAAGCCGAAGCGCGGGGGCGGACTATCCCCACCCCTTCGCGCCCCTCTTCCATGCTCTCGTCCATGCTCCCCCATGCTCAACGTCCCCAAGCCCGGCGGCCCAGGTAGACCATGCGCGGAGCGTTTCCCCATGGTCGGCGCATGCTCACCTGTCGAAAAATTTTCACAGGGCGACCGAAAACGGCATGGCCTGGCCGACGCCCTCCAAAAAAAATTGAGTCCGGCGCGCCGTACTGCCGACATTGCACTTGCACTCTTCCAAGATTGCGCGTATCCTCCTGACATGACCCGCCGCGTTGGCGCGTCTGACACTTGACCCCATTTGGAGATTCTCACCATGGCAACCGTTCACCAAAAGATCCTCGCCCGTTACGAATTCTGCATGCGCAACCTCGCCGCCGCCAAGACCATCACCGATGTGGACATTCACCATGCGGAGGCGGCGACCTGCATCAATCTCATGTGCGAACTCGACTTCCCGCAGGACGTTGGCAATGACGCGCCGGGATTCCATGATTACGGCATCGTCCCCGTCAGCATGCGTACCGCCTTGACTTCGTTGACCCGCCGCGTGACTGACGATCTGCATGAGGCAGGGTTGAACCGCATCAACCTCGACGCCTCTTCACCCGCTGCGCTCTCCACCTCCCTCGCCCGGCTGCGCGAGTGGATGCGTGAGCATGAAGTCGCTCATGTCACCATCATGCCGCAGGACGTTGCCAGTATGGGCGTCGATGCCGACACGGCATCGCAGCGCATGTGGGACGCGGCGGAGCGCGTGATCACCGAAGTCCGCTTTGAGGCGCGGATGGTTTGGAAGGACGCATCGCACAAGGGCGGCGAGTGGCGCTTGTTCGACCTTGGCGAGGATCGCGAGGGCGGCAGCGGCGACGATGACGTCTTCCACTACGGCGGGGATCGCTTCGCGACCGCCGACGATTTCATCCGCGCCCATGGCAAGGACAACTCCCCCGAAGAGTGGTACATCGACTCCCCCGCGCCCATGGCGCCGCGCGGGTGGGACGTTGCCGAAACCGATCACGACTGACCTCGACCGCGCACCGTGCGCCCCCCGCAAGGGGGACGCCGGATGCGACCGCCGAAGCGACCGCACTACACCCCCTCTTTGGAGATTCACGACATGAAACCTGCCACACTCACTCACTTTCGCAGCCACAAGGGACGCGAGTTCCTTTTCTTCAATGGCGCCCAATTCCGCAAGATCATCAATCGCCTCATCGAGTCGCCGGAGTTCCCCGGCGCGTTGGTTGGATTGCCAGCCTCCAAGGTTGCCAACTTTGCCAAGATCGCATTGGTGAAGTCCGGTACGGGCGGCGTGACGTTCTGCGTCAAGGTCAGCGCAGCGCACCAATACGAACCCATCCTGCTGACCGGGGCATCGCAAGCCAACGGCGTCCCCCTGCGCTACGTTGGTCAAGACTTCGCATCGACCCTCGACGCGAACGATGACCACTACAAAAACATCGTGGTTGCCATCGCCTCCGCCATGCGCGGCACCGCGACGGACGACCACTTCGATTGCATCGCTTCCATGGTCGAGCCGCACGGCGCGGACAACACCCACACGGCGACCGATGATAAGTTGCCCAAGCCGATGGCTGACTTCAATCCGAAGCCACCCGCCAAGCAACCGGCCGAGACAGCGGCAAAGAAAAATTTCAACCTCGACGCCTTCGGCGATTTGGGCGCCGCCATCCGTGAAGAGATCGACGCCCGTATCGAATCCGCGCCCAAGGCACCTAGCGTGACCGTTACGGTGTCCGTCCCCGGCTACACGCCCGTCACGCTCCCCGCAGGTGAAACCGTCCACGAGCGATTCTCCGGGCTGCTGCTGCGCTGCACCTCGCAGATGCCCAAGGATCGCAACGTACTACTGGTCGGCCCTCGCGGCTCCGGCAAGACCCATGCCGCAGAGCAAGTCGCCAAGTCCCTTGGACTCGCCTTCGACGGCGTGAGCATGTCCGGCGGCACCACCGAACGCGCCTTTTGGGGATCGACCACTTTGCAGAATGGTTGCATGTCATGGAAGCCCTCCCGCTTCGTGGACATGTTCGCCAAGGGCGGCGTCTTCCTCATTGACGAATTGGACAAGGCAGACCCGACCGTGGTCACCGCGTTGAACATGGCGACGAGCAACGGCTACATAGTCCCCGTGGACGCGGCGGAGCGCATCGAACGGCACCCGGACTTCATCGTCATTGCAGGCGCCAATGCCCTTGCCAACGACCGCGCCTACACCGCGAGCGTCCGACTCGACGCGTCATCACTTGACCGCTTCGCCATCATGACATGGGGCTATTCGGATGCCATCACGAAGCATGTCGCGGGGCAGTGCGGCAGCGAACTCCATGCGGAGTGGTTGGTCACGACGACCGGGCAGATCCGGCGCCGCATCGCTGCCAAGGGTTGGAGCGGAGAGGTCGAATGGGGTACGCGAAGCGTGGCGCGTGTTGCGTCATGGATCCGCGCCAAGGTCGCTCCACTCGACGCCGTTGCCATGGAAATGGAAGCCCTCCCCGCCCAAGTCCGCGACGAACTGCGCATGGGCATCACGTTCTGACCCAAGTGACGGCCGAGACAGCGGCCAAGAAAAAGGAAATCCAATGAACCCCGACCAATTACACATGACGTTCTTCCTTGAGAACTCCAAACACGCCCCGCGCCTCGTCGAGTGGATCGACAAGGGCAGACCGCGCTGCATCGTCTCCTTCGATTCCGTCCAACACGCGCAAGCGTTCATTGCGCACGATGACTTCACAAGCCCGCAAGCCCGCAAGATGTGGAACGAATACCGCAACTCCATCGAGAACAAAGCATCCGCGTTCTCCGGCGGCATCTCCAATGCCGAAGGTTGGGGGCGCACGGTCAGCGATCCCGGCGAGGATCTGCGCAGCCGCGTCGAGCGCTGCATCGAACGCCTCGACACGGTGCCGACCGCCTTTGAGGATCGCCCCCGCCGCCGCACGGTGCGCCGTCTCGACGAGGGCGACGAGTTGGACGTTGCCAGTGTCGTGATCGACCATGACGCCGACCATGCGTGGTCAGAACGCCGCACCGCCAAGCGGACGCGCCCGGTGTTGCGCGTGGCGTTGAATGCGGAGTTGGGCAGCAACCAAGGGCAGAACGAGTTGGCATGGCGCGGCGCGACTGCGCTGGCAATCGCCCGAAAGGCGGAGGCTGCGGGTGCCGATGTGGAGTTGTCTTGGATCACCTTGGGGCATGGCACCAACCGCCCTACGGACGTCGAATTGCTTGCGACCGTGGCGCTCAAGCGTCTTGGGCAGTTCGTTGACCGCGACTCGCTCACCGCGTATTGCTGCCATCTCGCATCGTTCCGGTACTTCGGGTTCCGCCTCATCGCGCAACTCAATCCGGGTACGCGCATGGCTACATGGGGCGCCCCCATGAGCATCTACGCGCAGGGATCCGACGAGCCGCAGTCCCCGCACGGTCATGACATTGTCATTGATTACAACCAATGCAACAACGAAGCAGAAGCCCTCGCCATGCTCAACAATGCCGCGAACATCATGCGCAAGCGCACCAAGTAAGACGCGAGGTCTGCCGCCCAAGTTGGCTCCGCTGTGCGGAAAAAATTTGGGCGGCAATCCTTGCGCCTTGCCATGAGCCGCGTGGCTCATGACACTCACCCCCGCAAGTTGGAGATTCACCATGGATATGAACGATGAT